CTTTGATGAAATAAAGCCAGTACACAGTGTACTAGCAGGACAGATGTTGTCACAAGGTGTTATAGCAGATCCTCTTATTGGACCAATAAGTTCAAACAGTCAAAGAGAATCTCCTAGTACAGTTTTCGGAATAAGCACTGCTGGAAGAGCTGTATATCAAGGTGGACTCACTGATGCACAGATAGCTGCCAAGGTAGCAAGTAGTACATTACAGGCAAATGAAACAACTGTCATAGCACGCAAAGGCGGACACAGTTTTGTAATGGATGATGGTGATCTTGCAGGTGAAGACAACCTCACTAGAATACGTACCAGTACTGGACATCAAATAATGATGAACGATACTGAAGGCAAACAGACAATTCATATCATGCATGCAAATGGGCAGACTTGGGTAGAACTAGGAAACGAAGGAACAATTGATGTTTATGCGTCAAACAGTTTGAATATTAGAAGTGCTGGTGAACTTAACATGCATGCCGACCGTAATATCAATATAGCCAGCGAACTTGGCAGTGTAAATATTTTTGCTAAACGTGCTATGAGTTTGGAAACTGGTAGTTTAAGTCTCACAGGTACAAACAGTATATTGGCGTATAGCAAAAGCTCAGTGGGAATAAAAAGCGACGGTGCACTTAATCTAAACAGTAGGACTGGAGGATGGGGTGCAGGTACTGGACTTACTCTCGAAGCTGGATGTATAAAGTTAAACAGTGGATCCGCATCGCCTGTGTCAAAAACAGTTGATATTCCAAAACTACGACTCCCTGATACAAAATTTGAACCACAACAAGGGTGGATTGCGGCACCAGGTGCAATTGAAACTATCGTTACAAGAGCACCAACACATGAACCTTATGCTAATAGAGGAACTGGCGTTAACACTAGCACTAGTTTAGAATCACCTGCAGAACAAGTACCTCTTGATCCTAAAACACAGGAAGCAGTTACCAAAGCAGAATCAACAGAAGTTGATACTGTAACTGAATCAGACTATGAAACACAAGCTCAGGCAACTACAAACGTTGGCAAGATACCACCTGAAAAAGTAACAAGTATGGTAGCACAATCAAGTAAACTTGTAGCACAAGGCTCTAATGAAATTTCAAATTCGTTTGGTGTTGGTAAGTTTGGATTTAGTGCAACAGAATTAGAAAAAGGCGGTCTACTTAAACCAGGTACTGCTGAGTTCTTTTTAAAGGACGCAACGGCGGATCTGAACACTGTTCTAAGCAGTGCAAGTGTGTGGACTGGCTCTCAAGGAATAAATGGAGTAAGTGATTTTCTAAACAACGAAACGCTACAGGATTTAACCAAAACTGATCTGTTCAACAAGGGCTTAGGTGAACTGCAAAATGCAGGAATAGTAACTGGACTTGAAGACGAAGCATCGCTTGGTGGACTTATCAGTGGAGCAAGTAAATTTGGTGTAGATGCAGTGAAAAAATGGCAGGACGGAGCGGCTACACTTGGCGAAACATTTGCTGGAGCAAACAGTTCTCCGATAACCAGTAATCAAATGAGCGAATTGGTTAGAGGCGGGCAGTATTCTATACAACTAGCACAACAAAAACTCAGCAACGAGATACAAGGATTTTCCACTGGTGGTAGTGGAGTGGTTGGCACAACTGTTCGCACAACAATTGACACTGCATTAGAGACAGTTGTTGCAAGCAAAAAAGTTAATGGTGTAATAAGCACTTAATTTAGGATACTAAATACAGCATGGCAACGTTTATCGGATATAGTACAATTGATCAGTACAAAAACTATACAGTCACAGACTTCGAGTTAATCAAACGTGATCTACTAAATAATCTGTCAATCAGGCAAGGTGAGATGCCCGGACGTCCTAATGTGGGTACGACTATGTTCACACTTATGTTTGAACCACAAGGTGAACCGACCAACAAAGCAATAATTAAAGAAATACAACGCATAGTCGCACAAGACCCAAGGATACAACTGTCAGATATAGATGTATTTCCGCAAGAAAACGGAATAAGACTTAATCTAATAGTAGACACTGTTAGTGGGCAACAAGGTGAATTACTAAACATATTCTTTAATAATGAAACAATGCGAGCCTCCTTCTCAGACGTTTAGTATAAACTACCCAGTTAATTCTTTTCATAAATACCATGTAAGGAAATACACATGGCTAAAACTACAAGACAAACTAGTATCTTTGGCGTTGAGGATTGGAAGAGAATCTATCAAACATATCGTGAAGCAGACTTTCAAAGTTATGATTTTGAAACACTTCGCAAAAGTTTTATAGACTATATTCGTTTATATTATCCTGAGAGCTACAATGACTATATAGAATCAAGTGAATTCATTGCACTGCTAGATGTAATGGCGTTTATGGGTCAAGCAGGTAGTTTCCGTAACGATTTAAACACTAGAGAAAACTTTATCGATACTGCTGAAAGAAGAGACAGTGTTGTAAGACTTGCTGAATTAGTTAGTTATACTCCAAAGCGTAACACTGCCTCACAAGGATTTATAAAGGCTACAAGTATCAGTACTACTGAAGGTGTGATAGATTTTACAGGAGTCAATCTATCTAATATCACAGTAAATTGGAACGATACAACCAACACAAACTGGTTAGAGCAGTTTACAGTGATTGTTAATGCTGCTTTAAGTGGAAGCCAAAGATTTGGACGTCCTGGAAATAGTCAAAATTTGCTAGGTGTTCAAACTGACGAATACACATTGAATTTGGTGCAAGGATTCTTACCAGTCATACCGTTTAGTCAAATTATAAATGGCACTAACATGACATTTGAAGCAGTAAGTGCAACTAGTTTAGATGAAACATATTTGTACGAACCAGCACCAGCACCAAACGGCGCTCTGAATATACTCTACAGAAACGATAAACAAGGTTATGCAAGTGCAAACACTGGTTACTTTTTTTACTTTAAACAAGGTAGTTTACAAGATCAACAGTTTAATCTTGGAGAAAGAATAAGCAACAGAATTGTTAATGTAAACATTGAGGGAATCAACAACGAAGATACATGGTTGTACCAACTAGATGCACAGAACATTATTCAAAGCGAGTGGAAAAAAGTAGAAAACATCTACGCCGGTGCTACAGAAGAACTAACTCCTGAGCAACGTAGATATTTTCAAATAACATCTCGAACCAATGATCAGATAAATTTAAATTTTGGTGACGGAGTTTTTAGTAGCATTCCAGTTGGTACATTCAGAACTTATGTGAGAAGTTCAAACGGATTGAACTATATCATCAACCCAGATGAAATGCAAAATGTCACACTTAGTATTGGGTATGTTTCAAAAACTGGAAGAAATGAAACACTTACTCTTACATGTGCATTAACACAACCTGTAAGCAATGCGGCTAGCAGAGAAAATATTAACGATATAAAGCAAAGAGCACCTGCTAGGTATTACACACAAAACAGAATGGTCAATGGTGAGGATTACAATAACTTTCCATATACACTTTATTCAACTATAATTAAGTCTAAGGCAGTTAATCGTAGCTCAATTGGTACTAGTAGATATTTGGATTTAGTTGATATCACTGGAAAGTACTCAAGTACAAATGTTTTTGCATCTGATGGAATGGTATACGAAAATACAGAAGTACCTAGTTTTACATTTACATTTATAGATCAAAACGATATAACAGATATAATTGTTAATCAAGTTGAGCCTGTGCTTTCTAGTAGGGGAATGCAAGAGTTTTACTATGAAAACTTTCTTAGACCAAGTTTAACTACACTTAATTTAGAATGGTCTCAAAGCACAACTGCAAACAACGAAACAACAGGTTTTTTTAAATTTGTTGCAAGTGGTGCACCAGCACCAGTTGGTCCACAAGCAAGTGATAATAAAAAGTACATTGCAAAAGGTGGATTAATTAAATTTGTTCCACCTACTGGGTTTGTTTTTAATAATTTGAACAGACTAAAAGTTGGGTCAGCAACATTGCCTGGTGATAAAACTGAGTTATGGGCAACTGTTACTGCATTAGAACTTGATGGGACTAATCAAGGAACTGGTAACAATGTTGACGGCACAGGACCAGTGACACTTAATAATTTTATCCCAACTAATGCAGTGCCAACACAAGTGATTGTAAATTTTGTTACAGATTTACCAACTGCCATAGAAACAACAATGAGAGACAATATTGAGCTTTACAGAAACTTTGGACTAGGTTACGACAACCTAAATCAAGTTTGGTATGTAATTACTGCGAGTAACCTTGATAGTAGTGTGTCTTTTAGTTTAACAAATGCACAGAATACAAGTGGAACAGGTTTAGATAATAGTTGGTTAGTTGATTTTCAAACAGATGGTGTTACATATACTGTCAGTTCAAGAAGTTTAGATAGATACTGGGCAAGTGTATTAGAAACACGTTTCTTTTATGATGGAACACAGAAAGTCTATGATCCAAAAACTGGAAAAGTTATTAACGATTTTATCAATGTACTAAAGACAAACAACGCTCCGGATGTAAGTACACCACTGAATAGCGATGAGATATTGGATATAGTTGGACAACCAGTTGAATCAGATGGTTTTATTGACGACTTTAGAATAAGGATTTCATACAAAGATTCAGACAACGATGGAGTTCCAGATAATCCAGATTACTTTGAAACATTGGTTGCACCGGATACGAATCCAAATAGCAAAAGAATCTATCTACAACAGACAATTGATTTTGACAATCTTGAAAGATACACTC